ATGCCATTCAATTGAATTCTTTATCTGATATGTTCTATTTGATATACACCTAATAACTTCTTCTAGGAATTTTAATGTGGCATCATAGTATCTTATCTTAAGATCTAACTTTGTTAGTCTCTCATCAGCATCTAGATGCCTCTGTATGGCATCCTTCTCTCTTACCTTATATGGAAATGGTTCTTCCTTATATGCCTCTGGGTCTGCCTTTCCAGTATAAAAATTATACCTTTCAAGTTTTACTTTATTATAAGTGTCTCTTGCTTTTTCACGCAATAAACTAATAGTATTATAAACCGTATAATACTTGCAGTGTAATTGAGGAATTTTTAATGATTCATCATGTAGATTATCAGGATCAATAACAGAATCTTTCTGCCACATATCCTGAATTTGGTCAAGATTCATAAAATATTGCCGTTGGCTCCAACTATATTATACACAGTATACTTGAAAGATGCCTCTGCTGTAAAGTAGTTTATATCATCTTCTGTAGCATCAAAATCTAAAGATGTCAAGCTTACTGGGAATATGTCATTAAATTTTACCACTGCAACATCTCTATAATTACTATTTAAAATATGAAGACTACCATCACTAAATTGTTCTTGGAAATCTCTTTCACCAACTCTATTAGATCTTGGTTCACGATCCGTAGTCTGATCTATAAACTGTTGTGGTGTTTCTGGGAAACCTAATCCTGTTAACCACTTATGGACAGCAACATAATTCTTTAATTGCTCATCAACTAAGAATCTTATAGAAAGATCGCCATATTCTAATTTTTCACCAGGAATATCAATATCCTTTAGATAACTTGGTTGAACTGCCAATCCAAGAGTTATCTCAGGTATTCTTGCAGAATTGCAAAAGAAATCAACCTTAGGGTATTTTGAAAGTGCAAACTTAAACCCTACAGGTGCTAGGAAATTCCTATTAGATATTTGATTATCAGTTACCTTTGCCATTAATCATTAACAATTAATTGGAACCAGTCTTCACTCATACCACGAATAACATTATCTGCAGATTCCTGATCTATAGCATATCCTTCATGGATAAGATGTTCAGATACCTTTTTATAGTTCTCATGAGCTTGTTGAGTTTCTCTTGGAGTAGGTTTCATTTTCTTCTATTAGTCGTATATTTATTTAGATAAAAAAAGAGACCCCCGAAGGAGTCTCTTGAATAAAGGAAATATATCCTTTCTTCTTACATAAGGTTAAGAACCTTAACACGACGGTAGTAACGGTTAGCGTTAGTAGCCAAACGTCCAAGACCTTGGGATGTTCCTTCAGCGAATGGGTTTGCGACCATGCCGTAGCGGGTCTTAAAGCCAATTTTAGGCTGGAAGGTGTTTTCTCCCACTGCACGAACCATCTGAAGAGGAACGTATGGGCAGTAGAACAGTCCTGCGTCATAAGGTGAAGAACCTTTATAACCAGCAACATAATACTGAGCACCAGAACCTGCAGCACCTACGTTAGCAGAATATGGGTCAATATAGACTTTATACTTACCTTGGAGAACACCAGCAAATGTATTGCCTGTGTCATCAACATTAAGGTTAGCGTTAAGAGCAGGTGTATAGTCTAGAACACCAGCCATTGTTAGAGCAGAAGCAACGTCAGCAGAACAAAGGATCATGTTCCCTTTGCCACGACGAGTTCTTTGTGCGATAGCGTTAGCATCACGCTCAATTTGGAAGATCAAACCTTTGAACTTCTCAACTGACCATCTACCATTAGAGTCGGTATCAAGGTCGAATGCGCCAGCAGTGGCGACGTTTGATTGAGCACCAGATTCAGCAACCTTATAGATTGTTCTGATAACTTCTCTGTTGATCTCAGCAAGGATTTCAGTAGAAAGAATGTTGGCAAGTTCTGCCTCTGCATTCAAACCGTGAATTGCTTTAAGATCCTGAGCGAGTTCTAGTGAATACTCAGCTTTTAGAGCACGAGATTTGGCGGTCACCGTAACTTTTTCAATCGAGAATGCCATCTCGTTGAATTCGTTACTTCCTGTACCGAGTGCTTCAGCATCTTCGGTATCCATACCACGACCAACAGTATACTGTTCCTTGGTCTGTGATCCTTCGGGGTTAAGAACGCCTGGGTTATCACCACGTTGAGTGATAGTACCGAAACCAACCAGTTTACCACTAGTTGCGCCTTCGTTTTGTGAGTAACCAGTACCGATCTCAGAATCCAATCCGTTGGAATCCTTAGCAGAGAATGAAGTATCTGCTTCGTCGAACAGTGCTTCTGTACCAGAGTTGCTGGTATAGCGGCTTCTCATTGCGAAGATCAAACCAGTAGGTCCGTTCATTGGCTGAACACCTGCTAGGTCATAAGCGACCAAGTTAGGCATTGAGCGACGGATAAGGCTGATTAGAACAGGGTCGAAACCTGCAGTAGGTCCACCTTGTGCTGCGCCAGCACTAAAACCTGCTGTTGCTCCACTTGAACCAGTGGAGTTGGTTGGAGCAGCTTCAGATAGAAACTCTCTCTCTTCTTTAATTGCGTTTTCTTGGTTCTCCAGAAGAACTGCGGTTACCATTCGGCGATGATTATCTTTAATATCGCCTAGACCTTCATGGTCTAGAATTGGTGCCCACTTCTCCTGCAGAGCCTCCTGATTAATAGGGGCGTGCATTTGAAAATTTTACCTCTTTAAATGTTTAGTTTGTTTTATGATTAAAAAATCACTTTTTAGAGACTCGATTGAGAGTCTGAAGATATCTTTCCATTACACCAGAAACTTCCTGATATGATGGTTGATTTGCTTCTTCTGATAGATTCTCTGACTGGTCTCTCTGAGTTCCAGTATTCTCTGGGAAGTATGAATTCCTTAGAGTTACTAGTTTCTCACGATAGTCTGCTTCACTTTCAAACTCAACATTTTCCACTAGACCAGCGAGTTTGTCTTTCTGAGTATCTGCAAGACCCTCAGTGACTTCAGCAAAAATTCCATCAGCAGTGGACTCAGCTAATCTGCGGTTTAGAGCAACATTCTTTTCGATTTGCTCATTGAGTTTTCCTTCCATTTCATCAAGTTTATCTACCATGTTCTCGATGACATCATATTTCTCTTCAGGGATAGTTACATAATGTTCTTCAAATAGACCCTTCATTCCTTCTAAGAATGATTCGGTCATTTCTGTTTTTAGGCCGTGCTCAACAGCGAGTTGGTTTTCTTTGACCCACTCTTCAGCAACGTACTCTAGGTAGGAATCAACCCTTTCTGTTAGTTCTTTCTTAACAGATGCGACTTCTTCAGTCAAGGATTGTTCATAATTCGCTTTGAGTTGCTCCTTAAGACCCTCTATCTTGGACTTAATAGCAGCTTCAAAGATCGTCCGTGCCTTACTTTGGAACTCTTCCGAAAGTTCTTCGCCAGCAATAAGAGCATTAATGTCTTCTTCAACATCAATCTTCTCTTCTTCTACTTGCTCTTCGGCAACGACTTCTTCTTCAGTAGTCTCTTCCTCGGCAACTACTTCTTCGGTTGAAGTCTCTTCTTCAGAAACAACTTCTTCCTCTTTAGTAGGCTCTTCGGCAACTACTTCGCCTTCGACTTCAACCTCTTCCTCTTTAACTCCTTTAGGAGCAGAGTCTCCAGATTTTGCGCCTTTATTAACGACATCCTTTACTTGCTTAAGACTACCACCAGGTGTCTTTAGTTTTGCAGAGTTGTCATCTACTTTGTAGTTTTCGGGAGTAGGACCACCAAGATCTTCCCAAGTAGCAGGAGTTCCACCAGTGGATAACTTCTGCATTGGTTCGGCTGCCTTAGCTCCTTTGGTTACCACATTTTCGGTTTGAGTTTCCATGTCTTGTAATTTGCTACCAACGGACGGTGTATAGATTTGAATTAATCTGTATTTATTTATAGAGTTTACAGATTTGAAAGAAAATCGTTGAATAAATCCAACTTATGTTCTTCTAATCTCTTTTGATCAACAAGAGTATTAATTCTCTTCTGAGTCTTTTCTGCGAGTTGTTCACGAAGATTACCACCTTCCCAAACCCACTCTTTTCCTTCCATGATTCCATTCACAAATGCTTCAGGAGCAGAAGGATCGGCAACGATATCAGCAGCAGTTGCTAACTGAAAATCTTCACCAACAACTTTATATCCCTCATTAGTTGTTCTCAAAGAACCAACTCCACGAGAAGATACCCCCAACTGAACACCTTCATCTAAAAGAGAAGATGCAATTTTACCCATTGGAGTACTTAATATTTGTGCTCTACCCGTAAAATTATTTCCTTCTTGTTGAAGACTAGTGATTTTATGAGAAACACGATCAAGGTTTACAGTTGGACCATCGGGGTGTCCCAATTCTCCAAGAGCACGACCCCTTTGAATAAAGGATTCGTTATATCTACCAACTTCACGAGCAAGAGTTTCTACTGGATACATTCTACCATTACGATTTTGAATATTTCCCTGTAAGAAAACACCCTCAATATAAAGTTTTTTATTTGCACCTTTTCCTTCAGTGACAAATTTAACCTTAGATACTTCTTCTGTAATTAGTTTCATTTTCCTAGTTCGTAAATCCTACGGCAGATGCCTTAACAGCAGCATTAGCTGCCCATACTATATCAGTTGGTTCTTTTTCAAATATTTCACTAGATGATCTAGCTACTGTAAAACTACCTAAAGTTGTTCCACCTGCAGTGTCTTGAATAGTAACTAAATGATCTGCACTAGCTCCAGTATTAACAACACGAACTACTCTTGCTTGAGAAATACTTGTTCCCGTACCAGTTGATGTTGGCAAAGCTGCTTCGGCACCTTTAACTAAAAGTCTCGACATTGTTATTCTTCTCCAGCTGGTTGATCAGGTTTTACTTCAGACTCAGTTTCAGATGGAGTAAACATTGAATATGCAACTTTATTACGTAAAGTTTCAATTCTTTCAGCAGCTTTTGTATAAAGAGTATCCTTCATACTATCAGCAACTTTTGCCTGACTACCATCAGTTGCAATCAAATCGACAATACTTTCCATGAAATTAATATAGTTATTATATAATTTATTTATATCTCGGCAACTTTGTTGTCATTTGCCAGTTGACCAGCAGTAATTGCATCTGCTGCAACCATCTCTTCACCCTCTGGTGGTAATGGTTCTCCTGTAATTGGATCAATTGCTGCAGGATCTGGTATAACACCATCTTCTATTTCTTTAGCAATTTGATCATCCAACTCAACCATTTCTTGATCAGATTGACGAAGAACTTTTCTACGAACCCATTCCTGAGAATAATATCTACCGATATAAGGTTCTATTGTTGCAAGAGTTCCTAATCTTTCATTCAATAATTCAGATTCTTTTAGTTCTGCAAATTGATTATCATAAACAAAATCATATTGAATATGATCATTGATTTGATCCCAATCTTCAGGAGCAATTATATTTTTAAGAATTAACTGAGTTCTCAACATATCAGAGAACATATTTGCAAATCTCTTTCTTAAGCGACCTACAAATTTTGCGAATTTTAATTCGTCACGTAATATCTCTGATGATCTACCCAAATTAAAACCACCATCATTAGCGATTCTTGATTCAGGAACTCCTAATGCTCTATAGAGTTTCTTCTGGAAATATTCAATATCCGAAAGTTCTCCAAGATTCTGTCCACCAGGAAGAGTAGTAATTTCTGTTCCTCTACCACCTTCTCTACGTGGTAACCAGAAATCTTCCATCATAGACATGAACTTACGATCATCTCTAACTTCTCCAGTATTAGCATCATATACTAACTTGTTACGATATCTCATCATAACATCACGAAGATATTGTTCTGCCTTTACTTTAGGTAGATTACCAACATCAATATAAAATATTCTTCTTTCTGGTGCTCTTGATAATCTGTAAATAACAAGACTATCCTCAATCATTCTAAGTTGATTAAGTGCCTTAATTGCTTTATGCAAATAAGATAAGCAAGTTCCTTTATTACGATCAAATAAACCAGAAGTTACATAAGTAACTGAATCCTTTGCAATTTTAATTGAGGATTTTGCTCCACCACCACTAGGATTATATGATCCCATTGGATGATTTGGTTTTGGTGTATAAACGTAATACTCTTCTATTTCTGGGTAAATATCTTTCTTAGGATCTACCTCATAAGCATTTGATAGATTAGCAAGATTGTTTTTATTGTTTTTATCTTTCTTCTCTTGTCTTATAAACTTCATCTTCATGGGATCAATATATCTGATCTCCTTAATACCCTGATCTGGTTTCTTTACATCAATAACTTTTAAGTAAAATAACCTTCCATCAATATACCAGTTTCTAAAAATTTCATGGGACTTCTTATCAAAGTCCATCATTTCCTTAATATGCTTAAATTCAGTTCTAATTTTATCCTTTATACCATCACTGGCATTTACATTAGATAATTCTATTTCTACTGGGGAATCGTATAGATCACTAACGATTGCTTCATTAACTACATCTTCAACAGCACCATCCGTTTCTGGATGTAGTGCCATTTCACGATATCTTTTAATTAGGTCATATTCAGTTCTGAATCTGCCTTCAATGTCTACATATGATCCGTAAAAGCCTGATTGTACAAAATAATCAGCCCCGTCCTCATTATTCTTGGGGACGGGGGATATTATTGAATCTGGCTTTTTTGCAGAATCATCAATAGAGAATCCAAAAAGCTTTGGCATGGTATAATCTTTTTCCTACTATTATAGCACTATTTAGTGGATTAGCCTATGCTCTCTCCACCAGCGTTAGCACCTACACCTTTAAGTGCTTCCCACCACTGAACCTGCATCTCTACAGTAAATTCTTCAAGAGTGTCAGTTGTCTCATATGAAAGATCGACCTGACTGATATTTGTTGGGAATACGTCATGGAATTTATATGTTCTAAGAACAGATCCATCACGATCTAATTGATGTACAAAAGCATCTGGTTGATAATCTGCAGGATCAGTTGTTCCTGTATTGTCATCTAACTTGTTGATTAAATTCATCCACTTTTCAAAAGCAGAACGAATTGAAAAATCAAGATCGTTGATAACAGTGATAGTCCAAGTGTCGAATGTTCTTTCACCTGCTATCTTCAATATTCTTCCTCTGAAGTTAACTTCAACAGGAGTGATATTGGATGCGGGAAGAGCAGCTGCTTTTACAAGGAATCTAGATTTCTCTTTGACATCGTTGTCGATGCCTAATTGATTGGGAAATGCTAGTTCTACTTCAAACAGATTCGGTCTTGCACCGCCACCCGCCAACTTACTTTTGAACCCAGTGATCGTTCTTAGTGGAGGGCTATTAAATTGGGTCGCCATAGTTTCTTATTCCTCTAAATGGGTTAAACGGTACCGATTACTTCATCGAATGAAACACCAGTTCTAGTTGCAACAAAGGTTAGACCAATGAAGTTGATAGAACGGTTTGGTTTAATAAAGACATCTGCGATAAATTCATTGTTATCTATAACTGCAGCAGTGTTGTTTGTTTCGTCACAAACAAGTCTGAAGTCAGTGATGCCTCTCTTGGCCTGAACATCACGAAGGAAAGGTTCAACAATATTCACAAAGTTTGTCCTTGTGATCTCATCGTTAAACTCAAATAGCTGATCTCTTGCAGCAGCAGAAATAGCATCTTCAAGGTAGATAAACAATCTACGAACATTAATTCTATCAAATGCTGATGCTTTTCCATATCCAGTCTTATCACCAAATAGGATAATTCCTGCACCTGGAGAGAAAACAACTGGATTAATTCTATTTGTATACAACTTATCTCTTTGTGTTTGAGATGGATTGTATGCAAGTTTTACTGCATTAAGGATTGATCCTCTTGCAGTTCCAGCTGGTGAGAACCAAGGGAAGTTATTAATATCATTTCTAGCACATGTGCCAGCGATATCTCCATTTAGTGGAACATAACGGAATGTGTCTGCAAACCTATCATACATGTATTTGTATCCACTATCGAATACAGCATACGATGAAGATTGAATAGGTGAGTAGAATGTTTTTAAATTTTCTGTAATAGTTGAACTGGTGTTTACAGTTGCTGAACCAACAGTATCAGTTATTAGTGAACTTCTTGAAGGTGAAACAAATGCGATTGCATCTTGTCTTATTTCCGCAACAGAGATAATTTCAGATGCTAATGCCTGAACTTCTCCTATTTCTCTTCCACCACCACCCATAAGGATGAAGTCGATATCAAACTCTTCTGTATTTTCATAGAGTTCATATCCAGTAACTAATCCCTCTAATGGAACTGTTAATGCACCTTCAGCAGTTGCATCAGTACC